GGCTTCATTAGTAATGGTGCCAGATGCACCAATAGACGGCAAGCTACCTTCTGTAAAGCCAGAAGACCGTAGTGGAGACTTTACATTCTCTAGAGGCAGCAACTTAGCGGCTACTAGAGTAAATAAAAGCGGCCTTATTGAGAAGGGTAGAGAGAATCTCTTGCTGCAATCAAATCAGTTTGATACGACTTGGGTTTTAACCGATTCAATAAATTTAACAAGCGGTCAAACGGGATATGATGGTTCTTCTGACGCTTGGAAATTAGAAAATACTTTATCGTCTAAATACTTGTATCAATCAATTGCGGTTACTGGTGTACAAACAATTAGTTTTTATGCTAAATCAGGGACTCTTGATTGGGTATTTATCCTTATCAATTCAAGTAACGTTCCAAGAGTTTTTTTTGATTTGCAAAACGGATTAGTAGGCTCGGAATTAGGTACCGTTATTGATTCCAAAATTGAATCGGTAGATGCAACGGGATGGTATAGAATTTCAATTACATTTAACGAAACAATTTCACAAATTCGTATATATCCCGCTACCGCCGACAATGATATAAATGGTACTGGCTCCATCTACATCCAAGACGCTCAACTTGAATCTTCAATGGTAGCAACCGACTACATTGAGACCACCACTGCGACAGTACAAAAAGGCATATTAGAAAACCTGCCTCGCCTTGACTATTCGGGTGGTGCTTCGTGTCCTTCTCTTTTACTTGAGCCTCAACGCTCTCAACTTATAACGCAGTCAGAGTATTTTGGTAGTGCAACTTGGAATAAACAAAATTCCATTGGAGTAAATACAAATAGTCATTTAAGTCCCGAAGGAATCCAAAACGCAACTGAATTAGATGGTTTTGATTCATCAAATTTTCAATCGGTTGCACAGTACATTACTCTTTCCGCGGGTACATATACATTTTCAGTTTTCTTAAAAAAGACAACGGGTGCTTTAAATCATTACCCCGCAGTTGTAATGGGTAGCGTATACAAGTATGTTATAGTCAATTCAACTACTGGTACTTATGCAGAGTCTACGGGAACAAACAACAATGATAGCGTAACAATTGAGTCTTGGGATGATAATTGGTGGAGAGTTAGTTTGACAAATACGCTTTCAGCAGGAGCGCAGCGTTTTGCTATATATCCCGCTTTAAGTGCTAATGGAACGTTTATTACTACAAATGCTTCTGGAACTAATGTATTTTGGGGCGCACAAGTAGAAGTCGGCTCTTACCCTACTTCATATATTCCCGCTTACGGTTCAAGTGTAACGAGGTCGCAAGAGTATGGTAGAACAACTCATAGTGCTTATGAAGTAAATGAAGAGCAAGGTGTAATCTTTGCGGAGTTTGAGTATTTAGGCGGTAAAGATTTTCAAGTCGTGTCTATGCACAATGGAGGTGCACTTGTGAATTGGCTAATGATAGATACCGCAGGTAATTTAAGAGGTTCGGTTTTTTATGATAATGCTTTTCAGGTTACTATGAATAGTTCTCCAACTACATTGTCTCCTAACACAAACTACAAGGCAGCATTTAGATATGAAAGCGGAAACAATGTCTTGTATCTTAATGGTGTAAAGGTTGGAACTAATACATCAACATTTACCAATCCACCTACATTACCTTATATTCAAGTAGGAGGGTTTTGGCAATTATCAAATACAAATGTAAACTGCAAATTGAAACAAGCATTGTTGTTCAATACAAGTTTAACCGATGACGAATGTATCGCCCTAACTACGATTTGATATGAGTGATTTATACAGCAAAGCAAGTTTAGTAATGGATCCACAGTTAGTGGATACGGGCAAGGTATACTCTATCAAGCCAGAAAACAGGAGAGGTGATTTTACTTTCACTCGTTCAAGTGCTGCTACGAGAGTTAATGCATCTGGTAATATAGAGAAGGAGACTCAAAACCTCTTTACCTATTCCAACACATTTAGTGATAGTTCTTGGCTAAAAGCCGATACAAGTGTTACAGGAGGTCAAGCAGGGTATGATGGAACTAACGATGCTTGGCTTTTGGAGATTACAGGTTCAACAGGATTTCAAACTATCCGTAAACAACCTATTTCATTTTCAGGTGTAAACACATTCAGTTTCTATGCAAAGGCAGGAACATTAAGTTGGCTTCGTGTTCGTGCAAATGTAGAAAATACATATTTTGATATTGGTAATGGTGTTGTAGGTTCTACTGATTCATCTATTGGGGTTTCTATTGAAGCCGTAGGAAACGGCTACTACCGATGTGTAGTTCCTGTTGAAGGTTCAAGTTCAGTATTCTATATATACCCTGCATCAGGAGATGGTAATGTATCACAATCAAGCGGTAATATTTATATTCAAGATGCACAATGGGAGCAGGGACTTGTAGCAAGAGACTATATAGAAACGACTACTGCTGCCGTAGAGGGAGGTATTACAGACAATGTACCAAGATTGGACTATACGGATAGTTCGTGTCCTGCGCTCCTGTTAGAGCCGCAGAGAACGAATTTATTTACCAATTCAGAATATACAGGAGGTTACGGGAATTTCGGTAGTACGGATACTCCAAATAATGCAAGTTCTCCTGAAGGTGTACAGAACGCAGTTTTGGTTGAAGGAGATGGTACTCAACCCCAAGTTTTTTTTAACACACCTAATGTGACATTGTCAAGTGCAGGTTCATATACAATATCAGTCTTTGCTAAAAAAGGCACAAGTAATTATATGCAAATATCTCTTGATGGGTTTACAGGAGCAGGAAATGGTTCAGGATATTTTGATTTAGAAAACGGAACAACAACATATTCTGGAGCAAGTATAGAAGATTATGGAAATGATTGGTATAGATGTATTCTTGTTGTTACAATAGATGCAGGTGATTTATTTGGTAGGATTGCCATAAGGGTTACTCCATCAACTTCAGGATTTTTGTGGTCATCTTCAAGTGAAGCAAATGGAAAAAACATCTATATGTATGGCTTCCAACTTGAAGCAGGAAGTTACGCAACATCCTACATCCCTACCTATGGTACGAGTGTGACGAGGAATGGTGATAGATATGAAACTAAAAGCCTAAACAACTTTGTTGATACCGCTAATGGATTCTCATTCTACTATGAGATTCGTGATTTTGAATTGACTGAAGTTTCATTTGCCGATTATTTTTCAATTAGAGTTTCCGATGCAGTTTCTACAAATATCAGGTCGGAAATGCGAAACAACGGAACGGCAGGTGTTTTTGCAACAGGCGTAACAGGGTTTACTACTTTGAACATTAACGATTGGTATAGCGCAGGTGATAGTATAAAAAAGATGTGTATTGTTATGACTAATAATAGTCAAAAGGTATTTGTCAATGGAGTATTGAAAGCATCATCAACAAACACACTAACACTACCAACATTCCAACAATTGAATAGTGATTTAAATGCAGGACAAACTGCACAAATGAAGTTTGCAGTTAATCAAACAATGCTATTTCAATCTGCATTAACTGACCAAGAGGCGATTGACCTAACAACTATCGTTTAATGTGTAATATAGGTTTTGTATATAGATGGTATGATGTCTTTAACGGCAAATTCTACATCGGGAGTCATAAAGGGACTCCTGATGATGGATACATAGGAAGTGGTACTTGGTTTAAAAAAGCATATGCAAAGAGACCAGAGTCGTTTATTCGTGAGATAATGTATACGGGTGTAAATTATAGAGAGTACGAACAGACTATTCTTGATTACGAAGATGCTGCAGGTAGTGATTGTTTTTACAATTTAAAAAACGCTGCTGAAGGAGGCTACACTTTAAACGGAAGACCTATGTCTAAAAAAGGCAGACAAAATATATCAAAGGCTAAATTAGGCAGTAAGAATCCGATGTATGGTAAAAAATTTACGAAAGAGCATAAACAAGGATTATCTAAAGCAAAGTCAGGAGAGAATAACCCTTCAGCAATAAAAGTGTATTGTAAGCATTTAAATAAAGAATTTAAAACATTAAAAGATGCAGCAATTGAACTTGGATTAAGCAAGGCTCAATGTTCAAGAATGATTAACGGAACAAGAAATAATAAATACGGATTAAAAAGATTATGAAAAAAGTATTTCGGAAATATCAGTTTGGCAGCAAGGGTGCTGCGACTACGAAGATTAATCAGTTAGGTATTGACGAAGAAGGCAATGCCACACATTCACACGCTATCGTACATCTTGGACACTTGGTAGAAACCGAAGGTACATACGATGATGAAGGAAACGAACTCACCGCACCTGTACTATCTTCTACCTACCACGTAGATGTATTGTGGGATGGTGAGCCAGACCCTGCTTGGGACAGCGCTATGGTGTGGTGTCCCCCCGTGGGGCTGCATACATTCGGTTCATCTTCTGCTATCAGAGAATGGACAGAAGCTTGCAAGGCATTGCACCCAGAATACTTTCCAGAACCAACTGAAGAAGACTTAGTATAATGTTAGGATTAGGGTTAAAAATACCTAGGCTAAGGGTAACTGGCGTTAT